CGGGTCATCCTCATCCGTGTTATCCGCCAGATAGCTTAAAGCCATTGCCGCCTGATAGCCCGGTCCGAGGGCCGCGAGCGTTGCTTCACGTGAAACGGCGAGGGCTGCGCTTGGTTTGGCACTTGGTTTGGCACTTGGCGCGGCCTGCGTCAGCAACATAGGAGTGGGCCTGCCGGGTGCGGAAAACTCAGATTCGCCCGGGGAGCGCGGCGCGGGCGGGTAAGACTTGCCGGTAAAGCTCATCTTCCGATCCAACATGGTCATAATGTCCGCCGTGGTCTTATCCCGCAAGTTGGGGTTGGCCTTGAGAACCTTGGCAGAGAAAACTTTGTTTGACGGGGTGTCGGCGCTGGCGTTGATGACATCCTTGGCTTTGTCCGGCCCAAAGAAGTGGGCTGCATATACTTCCCCGTAGCTCGGTTCGCGGTTCAAGATCTTCTTCATGCGGCCCATGTTGTCCGCAATGATGTCCGTTCCAACGCGGATGTTCTCATCCACATCGTACTTCTTACCCGGCGCACCGCCGTATCTTTTCCACGTGTCATCAATAATCTGAAACACACCGCCAGCCGTGGACTGCTTGTTCTGGGCGTTGGGGCTGTACCGGCTCTCCGCGCTTGCCATCCTCAAAGCAAGGTCGGCTGGGATACCCTTTGCCGCAGCAGCCGCTTTGATCTTCTCTTCTACAGAAGGATTAGCCATGGTCCGTGGTCCCCGGTCAAGTTTGAGTTAACAGCATTTTAGCTGTTTGTCAATAATACTCAAGTGTTGCTGACTCCGGCGTTTCCTCATCCTTCTCGTCCGTGTCCAGAGCAATGAAGTTGCCTTGACGGAACCGAGTCCAAGCCATGACCGCTGAGTCCACTTGGTCATCGTTGCTGCCATTGGGGAACGCGGCGCACTCTTCCACCATCTCCAGCGCCCAGTCCAACCCTTCCGGATACCAGATCATCCCGGACTCCAACAACGGAGCAACAGCATTGGCCCGGGACACTTTGTCTTGGCCGCTCCGCCTGCCGCCGGGGCTGTACATCGTCACGGGTATCCCAATCTTACGGAGTTCCTGCTGCAACGGAGTGCCAGTGGCCTTGGCCTCAATCAACACATTGTCCGGGTTCCAGTACACATACTCCGCCCGGGCGATCCGCTTGAGTTCAGGAAAGTCCCACCGACCACGCTTCACGTTGAGCAAGATGAGATTGGGGCCCGAGTCTGCGTCAGGGGTGAACACGCCCCACGTGCTGATGACAGAGTAGTCAGCAGTCTCTTTCTTTGAGTACGCAGTGTCGTACGACTGGATGGTGTATTCACACTCCGGCGGCTCATCAAACTTCCACTTGCGCCACCAATCGCGCTTCAGGATTGCACCTTCGTCGTTCGTGGGTTGCTGCTGCCACTGGGCGTTCCACTTCTTCAAACCAATGCTCACCTTGACTTTTTCAAGCTCCTCAATATCCCAGTACTCGGGCCACAGAGCGCGGCCCGAGGGGAGGATGGCAGGGAATTCCAGCACCTCCCATTGATCAGACTTCAACTGTCCTTGCTGACGGAGCAAGCGGCCAGTCAGGTCATCGGTCTTCCAGCGGGTGTTGATGATGATGATTGAGCCGTTGGGCTGGAGCCGCTGACGGGGGCCGGATGTGTACCACTCCCATGTGTTCTCCATGGCGGTGTCAGACAAAGCATCCTGCTCGTCCAAGATGTCATCCAAGATGACTATGTCACCGCCGCGCCCGGTCATCGCGCCGCCCTTGCCGATGAAATAGGCTTCCCCTCCACCTTTCGTGTTCCACCGGCCAGCAGCCTTGGAATCGACAGAAAGCCCTATGTTTGGGAAGAGTTCCTTGTATTTGTCATCCTCGACAAGGTTTCGGATCATCCGGCCAAAGCGTTGAGCCAACTCGGCAGTATGTGAGCCGACAATGAGTTTAGATGCGGGGATCCGGCCCATCAGGTAGGCGGGGAACAAATAGCTGCCCATTTGTGACTTGCCGTGGCGCGGGGGCATTGCAATGATCAGGCGCTTGCACTTGCCCTCGATCACGCGGTCAAAGGCTTTGGCAATACGTCTGTGGTGTTCCCCGATGATGATTTCAGGCCACACGTACCGACAAAACTCTAAGAAAGAAGTGATGGCCTTTTCTCGAATGTCGAGTTGCGCGAGCCGTAGCTCAAGGAGCAAGCGCTTGTGTTCTACGTCCGGGGCAGCATTGGGTGTCATGGGCAGACTCATTACGTTCTGAATTTTTTTAGTATACCCCCGGGCAAGCCTTTTGAAAACAAAGGGGGTGGTTTCCGTAACTCCAGAATACCGTTTTGTTGGTGTAAAACAGAGGGGAAGTCGAGGCCTGACGATGACGGACCCTTTGTGGCCCTCCCCCTCGCCATGCGAGGGCCCTACGGGCAAGGGGGGCCACAAAGGCCATAGCCGCAGCCTATGGGGCGCGTACACCCCATAGCCGATAGCGCATGCCTATGGGCGCTGCCGCGCCCATAGCCTGTGCCTGTATTGCCGCAGCCTATCGGGGCTCGCGCCCCGATAGGTAATAGGGGTTACCCCCTATTGACTACGCTTCGGCTTTGAGTGCTTCTTTCTTTGCTTTGTAGTCCACGTATGACTGTGCGCAGTGAGCTTTCACTTGTGCTTTGTCGCCCAGTTCCAGTTCCTCTAACTGCAACTGGATGCAGTTGTTTGCATAGAACTGGTATTCACTGGTTCCGTAGTCATATTCGTTGCCGACTATTTGCAGGACTGACAGGAACCCGACTAAGGATTGGATATCCTTAGTTGCCATGCCATCGGGTAACACGTACCGGCTGCCGCTGAGGTTTAATACTTTTACTGTTTTCATGATGCTATCCTTTCTTGGGTTATGTGCCACCGGTCGGTGGCACGCTGTGATTATACCATTATTAATCGAACGTCACATTAATATTTAAGCCGGACAGGCACGACTGGATATCAAAGTTACTGTCGAACCATCCTTGAATCTTATCGTCAATGTCCAAATCGTTGACGGCTTCGCTAATCTTATCGTCCAGATTAGACTCCATATCTTCGAGCGATCCTTTGAGATCCATGAGCGCAGCGGCCACCCGTGCATCGATCAACTCGATCAATGGCCGGTTGACTGCGGCCAGTTCGGCGTGGTGCATGCTAATGGCAGTATTTAATACTGCCTGAATCGCAGTCATGACGGCTGCGGAATTGTCGGAGCCTTCGGCAACATCCTGCGCATATGAGAGCGCCGAATCCATGGTGGCGTGAGTCGCGAACAGATTGTTCGTGTAGGTGGAGAGTTTAGCCATTTTATCTATCCTTTCTAAGTTACGTGACACCGGCTGGTGGCACGCTGTGATTATAGCACGGGAATATTCCCGTGCCGGTAATAATAATATCTATCAGGACTCGTGCCCCGATAGGCTTTCCCCGAATTCGGCTTCCAAGCTTTCCAGTAACTGGATCACGCCATCGATGCAGCCGCCGATGGTTTCCTCACTCTCATGCGGGGCCAAAGGCACGTCCCGCTGCGAACGCAAAGCCGTTCGCAGATCGTACATATCAAACAGGGCGATTTGTATATCTTCGAGTTTCATGGTGCTATGCCCTCTGTAACTGTATTCCGCCACGCGGCCCAAGCACCAGCACGAAATCAGGGTATTCGGCGAGCGCCTCGCGGCTGGGCGCTGCGTGCAACGAAGCTTGTATGTCCTGTCCATAATAAGCGAGTTCTTGCGCCACCTGTTGGAAGCGCAAAACCGCAGTGGTTCGGGTGCTGTATCGTTTTGCATTTTCGAGGCAATCGTCCCCGATGCGCAGAAACCAATATTTTTTCACCATGGCATCTATCCTTTCTGTTATTCGCGGCACAAGCGCCGCGAGCCCCGATTATATGCCGGATACTCCGGCATATCGAACAATAATATCTATCGGCGCAGCCGCGCCGATAGGTAAAACCGGCGCGAGTATCTCGAGCCACGCACCGCGAATATCTCCGGCATAGTATCGGTGCGAGGCGCGAGGGCCGGTTTCCGATATCGAAACGAACCGGAGAAAATGCCGGTTTTCCCGTGTTCGCCATTGGGAAAACCGGCCCGCTGCGGCCTAGGTTAAGCCGCCAGCAACTCGAGCGCCCGATTCTTTAGAGCGCTGCCGGTTCCGAACCAAGCCGATTCGAGGCGGGTATTGTCAGAGCGGCCCCGCTCATGATCGATTAATTCGGTCACTGCGTTAAGCATCCCCCAGCGCGTACCCATCACCCCATCGATATCTGAACCGATGGCGGAGCCGTTGAATAACTGCAAAACCCTTTTATAGGCGCGACTGTCACTTACTGCGGTTTTGCCTTGATGGTACGGCTTCAATAATTGCGCTACGAATGCATCGGCTTCGGTGGCGCTCATGGGCACGCCTGCCAATTGTCGGGACTGCACTAAAAAGCGCTCAAATTGATTCGCCACAATTCCCAATTGCAAGCGCACGGCTTCGGGATCGAAGCGCTCACTGTGCAAAACGCGAATTGCACTCTTCAAATAACCCTTATCGGTTTCGGCTTCGCCTGCCACGGCTTGCCCATTGGAATATCCGCCCACGGCTGCGGTAATGGTGTTATTGCATACCACGCGAATGGCGGTAAATTTTGCCACTGTCGCCATGGTTCCATCGTAGGACGTGCCCAGCAATAAATACGGCTTGACTAAGTCCCCATCGATAACGGGAGCGGCTTCGCCTACAGATGCGAGCGCCCACACTCTCCGCCCATAACTGAGCGCTCCGGCTGTTTCCAGTTGGAACCCGCCAAGCTTCACCAGTTCGCTAAAGAACCCCATTATTTCGGACGGCTGCACTACGTGATACCCTTTCGATACCACGGCTAAGGGAGCGCCAGTGTCGCTGCGGTGCAATACTTTTCGCTCAGGCCATGCCTGCGGTTCCGTGGCTGCGGCAGTGTTAAACAGTACGGGGCTTTCCAGTACTGTGTACGCGAGCCCTGCCTGCTGTGTCCATGTTTCAATTGTCGCGCCTGCGGTAAGCGCCTGCCCCAAGCCATGCCATGGGGTTTTGCCGGTGTATGCCATAGCGGCAGTGCCGGTTGTAGTGTCGATCATATGTGCCATTTTCGATATCCTTTCTGAGGGTTGATCCGGTTCCATCGGTTCCGGTGCGGTAATTCTATCGGCTTATTTCCTGTTTTTATGGTTTCCGGTGATTGTATTTTTCAATCGAATTTGTCTAGCAGCCAGCTAATGGCTATCAGTATTCCCAGCGCCACGAGTGCCATGATCATACGGTAGCCCTTCCGATATCGCCTGCGATATGGTGACGCAACATCGAACCGCGCCGAAGCTTTCGGGCGAAGTCCCGCAGCGCTTGCGCATCATTCGCCGCGCCTTTCTTTTTTGTTGCGTGCCACTGTATCGCAGTGGGGCCCGATGCCGCATAGCAGCCGCCTTCCGCATCGGTTCCGACTCGCTTTTTTCCGGTTCCATGCCCAACAAACACGATTACATCGGATCGATTGCGAGCGCATAAGGGCACGCCGCCGCCACAATCTGCGCATGTAAACGCATCGGACATTTCGGCAGGGCAACGATAAAACCGCACGCCTTCGACAATCTTAGGCCATTGATCCGCCGAATCGTACGGGGCAGCATATACGGCAGGCTGTCCGGCTTTCACCGAAGCCACCGCATCCGCCACGGTGTCGCAACTGGCATTTATCAGGGTTTTATTAGCTGCGGGTTTTGGCAGTGCAGCCGCTGGAAAATGGCTGTAGGCCCAAGCCAAGCCATCGCGGGGCACGCTGTCATAAACCGCCTGTAGATATTCCAAATCGATGTTATCGGTTCCGGTCTCGCTTTTGGGGTGAAGCTTGCACGTTTTAGGGCACGTGCCATATGTCTCATGTTCGCCTGCGCGATATGTAACGGCAATAGGGCCGGTCTTGCTGTTGCTGCTGGTTTCGACTGTCTTTAGCATGATAAATATCCTTTCTGTTGTGTCGGACTATTCCGGCATAGCCCCATTATGCGGCAACTGGCGCGGATCGTTGTTTGTATTTTTCTATCGTCTCGCGACTAATGATAGGTATCGCAGTGCGGGCCGGAAAATCCCACGGGAAACCCTCAATTACCATATTTTCCGCATAGTGTCGCGCAGCCTTCAGGGTATCAAACGCAGCGACTGCGGTTTTAGTGCTGGGATAGCAAACAACAAATTTCAAGCGCTGGCGGGGTTTTGGATGCTGGCGGGCATAGCTGGTCGGGTTCGGCGGGAAATGCACTATCGCGAGGTTGCCTGTCTGCTCCGTGTAAAAAGCGGCTTCGGCTTCCGCCGCCTGCTGAGTTTCAAACGAGCCTAACAGCGTATGGTTGTGGTTGTATACGTTGAACATGATTTTATTCCTTCGTGGCTTTTGCCTGCTTCCACAAACAATAAGCATCCATAACGGATCGAGCATCATCAAAACGGTCAGCGATCACGCCTTCGTCATAGGCTGCCGACAGCATGAGCGCAATTATTTCTACGGTAGGGCTGTCCACATAGCCCATGCAGTTTGCATATGCAGTCACAAACGCCTTGATTTCTTTTTCGGTTTTCATGCTGCCTCCAACGGCAAAACTTCGTCTTCAATGCCCGCAGGGCTGATGTCCGGCCCGCCGATCTGATCCAAATCAATGAAACGGGTTTCGATCTCATATGCGGTCTCATGGAACCCTGCCACTTCCCGTGCATGGCTGGGATCATCGGCCTCTACTTCCACCTCAACAACAAAAAACTGGCGCACTAAGTATTTCATCTCTCTATCCTTTCTGTAGTGCCGCACCATTGCGACACAGCCCAATTGTAGGGCCGATTTCACGGCCCGCTCATTGATTTTTTCTACTGCAAATCAGCCCCTGATAGCAGATGCCTAAGATGCTGCCAGTCCATGGCACGGGATGTCCACTCAAACAAAGGGGGATGCCGCAGCCCTTCCGCCACAAGCGCAAGCGCATCGCTCCCACGATAAAGGCGGATGGTATCAGGGCGTTTGGTCGTACCTTCCCATTTGACCAAAACAAAGCAGGGCCTGCCCGCTAGAGAATGTCGAACCAAAAAAGCCACCTGATGAGGGCGCAGCGCCACTCTGAGCCCACGGGTAACTACCTTCAGTTCCACAAGAATAAACTGATCGCCAATGCCAATCAGCATATCCGGCACGCCTAAATTCACGCGGTTTTCAAGCCGCTCGATAAAGCAGTCCGGCAAGCTTGTCCGGACACGTTGGGAAAACCTACTCTCCGGTGTTGCTGGCATGGTCGATCTCAAAAATATCCAAAGGCGGCTGCGCCACTCCTGCATCGAACACAGGATCAGCCTGTTTCGCTACGCTGTCCAAAACTTCCCCCGTGGTCGCATCGATCAAAGCAGTTGGAGGAGGCCCGCCGTACAGGCGTTTCAATTCGTCCAACTGGTGCTGCACTTCTTCCTTGCTCATGCTGTCAATCATGCCGTGCCTGATTTCCTTGCGCTCCACGTAGATTGTGCCCAAGGCCTGACCGCGCCGATACTCAGCCGCCACAGCAGCCGAAAAGGCCCCCGCGTCCAAAGCTTTGTCGCGGATGATCTGCAAGTCCCGCATATGCCGCTCATAGCTGGTGTTGTACTTCGAGGCCAATTCAGCCCTGTAGGCCTGAATTGCAGCCACCACGTGGGGGTACTGCTTGGGGTTGGTCAGCTTCCACGCCATGACCGATGCAGAGGTCTCCCTGTACCCTGCGCGGATCGCGGCCTCCTTCAAGGTCACCCGTCCATCGCCGGAGACGTACTCCTGCACAAACTTCCATTCCTTCTCATTCAAGACCTTGCGCTGTCTACGCAGCGGGACTACTTCCCCTGCCATGCGCTGCTTGGCCTTGTCAGGGATGACTGGCGGCACGTTCCATACGTCCCGCTTGGTCATGCAGTCCTCCATAAGCGCCAGCCGTTCTCCACCTTCCGCAGGGAGAACGCCCACTTAGGTGCATGCAAGCGGCAGAAGTGGGCAGAGGCCACCCTAGCAGAGGCTCCACGGGCTTCTACGGTGAAAAGGATGCTATCCCCTACGTCCATGTCCCTAAACGGGTACGTGGACTTCCTGCGGGGCAGGGGCACTCCAGTGTCAATTTTGATCGCCAGTTCTTCCATTTTGGTAACGCCTCGAAAAGCAGTAGAAACCCTAGTATACAGGTTGTAGCCCAAGTGGTCAACTCTCCAATTTCCAGCCCCATATAGAACTTTTTTCACCAAAAAATAATTTCTGAATTTTTTTTCTCGAAGCGTAGGGACACCCCAGTAAATTACACCATTTGTACTACCGTAATGTACTGTGTTCTCATAACTCATTGATTTCATTCACTAATTACTCCATTACGCCTATTACGCCTAATCTCAAAAAAATAAAAATAAAAACTGTTTTTCTTGGAAAAAACTCTATATAGCACCCCCAAAATGTCTAACAAACCCGTTCTATATACCCAAATGCATATAACAACCCCCAAAACAGCCCAAAACATAGGGTTTACCCTAGTGTCAATTACGCAAATTGACACCCAAAAATAAGGCCCACAGTAACGCGCAGTAGGCTAGAATAAGCCTCGGTCCGCGATCCTCAACCCTAGAGCAACGCACCGTAACCCGTGTAACAACCACAACTGAGAAAGGATAGAGCAATGCAAACACAATTGCCTGAGCAAACAAGCATAGCCGACATAACGCTGGTACTCCCAGTGCAAGTCCACTATGGCTTGGATAAAGACGGTAAAACCCAAGTAACAGCGGTCACCATAACCGTGGGCCGCGAGTCTCTCAACGTCATCCAATTGCTTGGTGAGGATGACTTCTTCGACATCTTCGTTCAACTGGACGATTGGTATCACGAGGTGTCATGATGGATGACCTTATCCACTATGAATACAAGCTGGAGTGCGGCAGCACGCTGGACTGCACCTTTGTCTATGAGCCGCCGGAGCCTGCCACCTTTG